TATTGTTGTGAAAACAGAGGATATTAAAATTAATAATAAGAGTATTACTTTCCTAATGGAGAGTAATGCTTTTTTATATATATACTAAATGAATTGGAACTTCTTTAAGACTAAAAAAAAATCTCCAATAGGATATGCAGAAAGTGACAATGATGCAGCATGGTTAAGTTATTTTAACCAATATATGCAAAATGCAAATGGAGGTAAGTTAATTAAATTCGACCAAAGCAATGCTTATGAATTAGCAAATACAATAGCAGAGATATTTATTCCTATTGATGCGATTGCAGAAAGATGTTCTTCATTAAAATACGATATTGTAGATACAAATACAAAAGAAGTAATTACTCCGCAAGGAAATTTAAAAAGATTATTAGATAGTCCAAATCCATTAGATAGATTCTCAGATATTATATACCAAAGCATATTTGCTGAATTAGCAGATGGAAATAGCTATATTTATACAAAAACAGCTGATAGTATAGTAAATCCAACTTATGACAATATAAGTAATATATGGGTATTAAAACCAAATGTTACTAAGCCAGTTTTACATAAAGAAATATCAAATCCATTTTTGATGAAACAAGTTTCTGACTTAGTGGATTATTATAAAACATTTTTCTTTTATGAGCATAGGATAAAACCGAGATACGTTTTACATACTGCTAATTTAGGAATAACACAAACAGGAACAGGAAGAAGTCCTTTATTTGCTTGTGAGAAAAATATCAATAATATCTTAGCTGTTTATCAAGCAAGATATAATGTTTATGCTAAGAATGGTAATGCAGGTATATTAGCAAAAGCTCCAGTTGGTGGTGGCGGTGCATCTTTACAAGAAGCTATTGATCCTGTTACAAGAGATACAATGCTAAAAGACCTACAAGACAGAAATGGATTGGTAGGAGATAAGAATTTTATCGGAATGTCAAGTGTTCCTTTACAATTTATCAAAACTTTAGGCACAATTAAGGAATTAGAGCCATTTGATGAAACTTTAGAGAACGCAATTAAGATTGCAGGTGTATTTGGAGTAAATAAAGAATTATTGCCTAAAAAAGACAATGCAACCTTTAGTAATCAAACAATAGCAGAAAAATCGTTTTGGCAGAACGTAATTAAAGCATTTGCCTATGATACTGCTAAAAGTTTAAATAAAATATACTATTTGCCTGATAATTGGACTTTTATGCCTAATTTCACAGGAATTGAAGCATTACAAGAGGATAAAAAGGCAGGATTAGAAGCAGATGGCTTATTTATTGATAATTTAGATAAACTAAAAGCTAATGGTATAGATGTAGAAAAAGCATATTTAACAATACAAGAAAGATACAATGGAAAATAAAGTAAAAGAGTTTAAATCTCAAAGAGGGGTTTATAAAAATCCAGTTTCTTTACCAATGGATAATTTAAGAGCAAAACTTGAAGTAACAGAGGATAGAAAAATAAAAGGTTATGCTATTGTATGGGGTTCTAAAAATGATTATAATGAAATTGTTTTAAAAGGAGCAACATTAAATAGTTTAAATGCAAGAGGCGTAGGAAGCACAAGCGGAAATCCAATTTTAATACTTAATCAACACGACCAGGAACAACCTTTATGCAGACCAACTATATTACAAGAAGATGATTATGGTTTATATTTTGAAGGAGATATAATTGAAAATGTAGGTTATGCAGAAGAAGTAATGGAGCAAGTAAGACAAGGCGTTTTAAAGCAAGTTTCTTATGGCTTTAACTATATATGGGATAAAGCAGAATATGATGCAGCACAAGATGCTTATGTGCTTAGAGAAATAAAATTAGGAGAAATATCTTTAGTTACTTTTTCAAGTGATGAAAATGCACAATTAAGAAATTTCAATCAATATCAAGAAAAAATTATTTTGGACAGATTTAGTCCTGAACAATTATCGGATTTACATAATCTTTTAGCAATTAGAGCCGCGACAAGCACTCCAAAGGAAGAAAAGGTTGTAGAAATAAACACTAATAAAATAACAATTTTTTAAAAACAACAAAATGGAAAAATTTAATTTAAGAAGCGCATTGGAAAAAAATGGTGCAGCTTTAGATGAAAATCAAATCAAATTTGTTTCTGCCTTTGAAAATGCTTTAGAGGAAAGAACAAAAGCGCAAGATGAAGCGTATTCAACATCAATGCAACAAGCATTGCGTTCAGTATTAGGTGCTGAAACTAAAGATTCTACTGGAAATGTAGTAACTATTGCTGAGCAAATCAGAAGTATTGCTGAAAGCGTAGAAAAAGTTGAAAAAAACAATGTTAGAAACTTATCTAACACAGAAAAATTCCAACTTAGAAAAACTATCAAAAAGCAACACGCTGAAATTTGTGAAGCTATCAGAAGTGGTAAAGATTTAGAGATTAATTTCTCTGCTAAGCGTTCTGCTGCTATGTACACAGCTGATACTGCTATCAGCAACGATATGGGAGTTGATTTTCCTTTGAATGAAAACTTTGAGTTCGAAAGCGAAATTGCTAAAATTAGATACCCTGAGAATTTTATTCTTAATGTAATATCTAACCAACAAGTAGCTAAAGTACCTCAACAAATTATCAAAAACGAACAAGCATCTGCTGAAGGAGCTGTACAAGTAGTTAATGAGGGTGGTACTAAACCATTAGTATCTGATACTTTTGTTAGAACACTTACATTGCGTAAAAAATATGCTGCTCGTATCGAATGGACAGAAGAATTTGAAATGGACAACGAAATGTTGTACAACGAAATCTTAATGATGTTTGAAGAAAAAGTAGTTAGATTTTGGAATAATGGACTTATCGATATTATTATTGATAATGGTACTCCTTATACATCTTCAGTTTTAGATGGTACTTTAGTAGTTCCTGATAATGGATTAGCTGTTATTGCTGCTCAATCTGTAATTAATGGTATGAACTTTACTGCTGATACAGTACTTATGAACCCTGCTGATATTGTTTCTACAATGTTTACTCAAGATACTGAAGGTAACTCAAGACTTTTACCTTATATGCAAAATGGACAAATTAATGGTATGACTGTTTTTTCTTCTAATGCAATCGAAATCGGTACAGCAGTAGTTATGGATAGTACAGTTTACAGAGAGTTACATAGTAACTTTATTTTGAGATTTGGTACTTACAACGACCAATTTATCAAAAACGAAAAATCGGCTATTGGTGAAGTATTCTCTATATTGAGAATTGCAGTAAATAACCTTCCAGGCGTTATGGCTATTGATTTAGATGCAGTTAAAGCATCATTATTAGCAGGAGCATAATACCTTAAATAAGTAACTTTTAAATTTAATTATATGGCAAATTTCAGTATTGCACCAAAAGAAAAAAAAGTAGTAGGAACTGCAACTTTTAACAAAGCAAGTGATTACAAAGTAGTAACTTTGACAGGAGATAATCCTAAAACAGTTTTATTACATAAAATTCACGCAGACAAACTTATTGCTTTAAAAAGAGCAACAGTTGAAAAAGAAGTTAAGATTAAAGAGGCAACACCTCACGTTACAGTAACACCTATAAACGATTAATTATAATGATAATAAATGCTCAATACTTTCAAACGAAGGAATTATATATTCCTAATTCAGTTGCACAACCGAGCATCGGAAGTGTATCACCGTCTGCCACAGCGCAATTAAACGAGGAAATTGACAGTATTGAGCAATCATTATTACTTGATATATTAGGTTACGAACAGTTACAAGAGCTTATGGCTCAGTTTGACGAAGATGGCGAATGGATTACAGATCCAATGCAAAAATGGGTTGATTTAGTTGATGGAATAGATGATTGGAAAGGTTTAAGATATAGTATTGGAACTAAAAAAATAAGTTTAATTGCTTATTATGTATTCTTTTATTATTTAGGAACTGATTATCAAACTTATTCTACTACTGGTATGCAAATACCAAGAGCTGAAAATTCACTATACAATGATCCAAGTGTTAAACAAACAACTGTTTGGAATAAGTTTATTGAAATGTATATTGGAGATAAAAGATATGGATTGCCAAGAGTTGAAAATAATTGGAATGGAGATTTCATAAATTTCAGCGGAAAAATAATTGGCAATCAAGTGTCTTTATATGATTACCTAATGAAAAATCGCGATTTATATGATACTAAATATTTTACTATCAAAAGACGCATTAATTATATGGGATTATGATAGTTGTAGAAGAATTTTTAGATGGTTTATTTGATAATTTGCCTTTAATAGATGGTTTCAAACCAATCTACAAATGGGGAAACAAAGACCATTTATTAAAACAGATAGAACTATTCTCTAAAGTATCGCAATCACCATATCCTTTAATTTACCAAACATCAAATGTTAGTAATCAAGGAAATGACGAATGTGAAGTTAGCTTATCTTTAGTTTTGGCTTGTCAAAATACAAATGTAGATTTGACAAACGAACAACGTTGGGCAATGAGTTTTAGGAATATTTTAAATCCTTTAACTCAAAATATTGAAAACATATTAAAAAGAAGTGGACAAGTAGTTTGGAATGGTAATTATAGAAAAACTGATTTTCCTAATTATGGAAGCGGTGAGGAAAATTTTACTATTGACAAATGGGATGCAGTCCTTTTAGAAGTAACAATTAAAATAACAAATTTACAAACGTGTAATTAATAAAAACAAGAAAAAATGGCAATATTAACAGGTACAGATTGTACCACAAGCAGATTAGGGAGCGGTTTAGAAAACTGTCAACCAATAGAAGGTTTACCAAATGGTGTAATCTTAACACCTAAAGGATGGAGTTTGAACAAAACTTCAGGAACTTTTGATAAAGCATACGTTCAAGAGCAAGTACAATTAGGGAATTTCATTCCATTAGTTGGTTGTTTTGAAGCGGTAGCAGAAACACCTGATGCAACTACTCAAGAAAGTCAATCAGGACTTATTGAAGTTGTAAGACAAGGGAAACCAGTTTTCACTTGTACTTATAAAAAGGGATTGGCTTTCCAAAAGATTGCTTTCTCTTATAACTCTTACCAACAATACGATGCATTAATTACTTACGAAACTGGGTATATTAAATGTGCAGAAAGTGTTGATGGTACATCAATTAAAGGTTTATCAGTAGGTATGTTGAATACTAACGGATATACTGAAAACAATGGTACAAATTCAGCATCAACTATCTTGAAATTCCAAGTTACTGATCCGTTTGAATACAACCAATATGTAAATCTTTTAACTGATTTAGATTTCAATCCAAATACTGAATTGTTTGGTATTACTGATGTAACACTAAAAGGTAGTGCTACTGATGGTGATAACAGATTATATGTAAAAGCTACATGGTTACATAATGAGCAATTCCCAATTACAGGTTTATCAGCAAGTGATTTTAGATTAACTTTAAATGGTTCTGATATTGCTCTTGATGGTGCAGTTACTTATGATAACACAACTAAAGAATATGCAATTCCACCTGATGCTACTATAAACTCAGGAGATGATTGGATTGTAACTCTTTATGATTCAACTAATGATGTTGATTGTGCGCAATTAGGTAACAAGTTTTATAGAGGAAATACTGGTACTTTTGTTGTAGCTAACTCCTGAAGTTCACGCTTTTCAAATATTTTTAGCGAGGAGTTTTCATAGCTAAAAAAGATAATTAAACACGCATAATTAAGTTTATGCGTGTTTTTTATTTATATTTGTATCTAATTAATAATTAAATTGTAAATTATGAGAATTTTTAATGTAGAAATTAATGGTAAAGATGCAGAATGGTTTTGCAATCTTACTAAAGAACAACAATATACATGGATTTTAAATAACACCAATCAAACTAATGAAAATGTTATTAATGAATTTTTAAGTAAAAAATTAGATCCAAACAAAAAAGAATATTGCGTAGAGTGCAGAGGAAATAAACAAAAAATATCAATAGCTAAAATAGTAGAAAATGCCAATATCAGCAGCGGAAATGAGCAGACGATTGAAACCGTTATTGAACCAATCAAAACTCCAAGAGTTAGTAGAAGTAGAAATAAGAAAAAATGAAAAAGAATTAATTGAATATAAGAAAGGTGATTATCTTATAGGAGATATTTATGGAGATGGAAGTAGAGTTCCTTATAAAGATGATGAATATGCAACTTATAAATATTTTAAAAATCCATTAGCAGGTGGAGAAACAGATTTAATAAACACAGGAGATTTTATAAATTCATTTTTTTTACAAAAACCAATACAGAATAAATATATTTTTGGAGCTAAAGATTATAAAGTTAATATGTTAAAGAAGAAATATTCAGTTGGAATTTTTGGATTAAACAAAAATAAATTTGCAAGATTTTTAGATGGATATGTTGTAAGTGATTTTAGAAAAGTTTTAAAGAAACAATTAGGACAATAGATGCCAAAGTATAACTCGATTGAAAATATACCAGCAAAGACGTTTTTTGACATTCTTCACACGAAGAATTATCAGTTATTAAAACCTAAGCCAAATGAAGATGGATTGGAAAAAATATTTACTGATATTTATGATGATTTTTTTGTTAAGTCAGATAATTATGAAGCTAAACAATATTTAAAATTAACATATACTATTGCTTTTTTAGAATATAAAATAGCTACTATTAAACAAGTATTACATTTTGTATTTTACAACAATGTAAGCAATGAAAATAAATTAACATTATTAGATGCTTTAGAAAAAGGTTGTGGAATATATATTGATAAAGAAGCAGATTTTACAACTGAAATACAAAGAGTATTGCAAGTTGAAATAGGCATTATTGAGAATGATTTGACAATGGAAAAATTAGAATTAGATAATATTACAAAAAACAAAAATGAAATGCTATTTGATTTTTATGATAATATAGTTTCATTAGGTAACATTCATAATCGTAATATAGATGAAAAAATAACATTGGCAATGTATATTTCAATAGAAAAGTCAGCAAGTAGAATAATTAAAGAACAAAATAAGAAGTAATGAGTGAATTTATAGAATTTTTATCACCACAGGCACTTGCTCAATTAAAAGAAGCAAATACTATTGTTACTGAATTAGCAAAAAAAATAGAAACTATAAATAGTTTTAAAGCACCTAAAACTCCAAGTGGTGGCGATGCGGCAGTTAAAAAAATGACTTCTGAATATAAAATACAAGCTCAAACAATAGAAAGAATTAATGAACTTCAAAAACAATCAGCTCAAAGATTAGCTCAAGTAGGAACAGAATCTCAAGGCATGTTTTCTAAAATTGGAAATGGATTAAAATCTGTAATTCAATTATTTGGAGTTTATTCAGCAGCAATGATGGCTCATAGAGCTATTGTTGGTACTATTGGAATTAGTAGTAAATTATCTGATGATTTAGCACAATTATCTATTTATCTTAAAAATTCTAAAGAAGCGGCAGATGAAGTATTTGAAAGTTTAAAGCGTATTAAAACTCGTACATCATTAAGTGATTTATTAGGATTAGCTGAAATTGTAGCTAAAAAAGGTGTTGCTCAAAATGAAATTGCTGGTATTACAGCAGAATTAGATAAATTATTTTTAGTTTTAGGTGAAGGATTAGGAAATAAAGAAGAAGCTACTGCAAGTATAGTAAAACTTATATCCATTTTTAATACTGATGGAGAAATAACAGCTGGAAGAATTAAAGATGTTGGAGCATCTTTGCAATATTTAACAACAAGTGGTGTAGCAACAGGAGATTATTTAATTCGTTTTACAGAAAGACTTGGTGCTGTTCGTTCATTAACAGGACAAACAATGCCTGAAATATTAGGTTTAGGAGCAGGATTTGAACAATTAGGAATTAAAGCAGAGGTTTCTGCAAACTCAACAGGACAAATTATAGCTAAATTACTTACCGATTTGCCTAAATATGCTAAAATGGCAAACATTCCATTAGAAGAATTTAAAAGTTTAATGGAAACTAATTCTACTGAAGGTCTTATTAGATTTGCAGAAGGAATACAAAAAAATTCAAAATCACAAGAACAATTTGCATTAAAATTAAAAGGTGCAGAATTACAAGGAGTTCGTGTTAAATCTGTATTAGCTGAAATAGCTATTAATGGAGATTTATTAAGAACAAAGGTTGAAGGCGCAACAAAAGCAATTAAAGATGTTGATAATGCTTTTGATTCATCTTCTATGAAACAAAAAACTTTTGCAGCTACTTTAGATAATATTAAAAAGAAATTTGAAGAAATAATATCATCAAAAGGTGTACAAGATACTTTTAGTAATATTGCAGTTGCAATATATACATTAGTTGCCGCAATAGCATCTATTCCTTTTAGTGCTGTCTTAGGTGGATTATCTGCATGGACTACATATAAATTGTTATTAAATAGAACAATAATTGCAAATTCAATAGCTCAAGTTTATAACAATTTAACTACTGCAAAAGGAATATTATTAAGACGAATAACAACTGCAAGTCTTGCTGAATCAACTTTAGCTGCTCAAGCTAATATTGTTACTTTAACAGAACAAATTGCTATGCAAGAAGTAGAAATAATTGCCACAAAAAAAGAAATAGCGGCAAATGAAGCATTGGCAGTTGTATTAGGACAATCAATCATAGAAAGACGAGCATTAATAGCTACTTTAGAAACACAGGTAGCAGCAGAAGAAGCAGTTATAGTAGCTAATAAACAATTAACTGCATCAATGACAGCAACTGGATTTGGAGCTATTGCAGTAGCTATTGGATTAGTTGTTTATGGATTATATGAATTGCTAAATGCAGAAACAGCAGTTGAAAGAAATAGGAGAGAATTAAAACAACTTGAACAAGACCAAGCAGAAAGATTATCAAGATCAAATGATGCAACAAGAAAAGCATTAGATGAAAAAATAGCATTAAATGAAGCTGCTAATAGAAGATTAGTAATTGATGGTAAAATAACAAATGAAAAATTATTGCAAAATAATAAAGAATATGAAATACAAGCATATAAAGATTTAATAGCTGATTATAATAAAAGAATTGAAGCAGCTAAAAAATTACAAAAAGATTATGAAAATAAATTAGTTTTTGCGGCTGGACCAGGAAAATTTAATACAAAAAATAGAACTGATGCTCAAAATGCGCAAGATAATTATAATAAGACACAACTTGCTCTTACAAAACAAAAATTACAAAATGATTTAAAAGAAGCTAAAAAATATCAAATAGAATTAGATAAATTACTTTATAAAGCCATTGAAACTCCTGATGGAATAGATACAAAAAAAGGAAATGGTTATAAAAAACAAAGAATAGATTTAAACTTTGAAGAAGTTGAAAGTGAATATAATCTTAAATTAGCAATATTAGAAAGAAAAAAAGCTGAAAATTCAGATACTGAAGAAAAGTCTTATGAGGAAAGATTAAAAATGAGATTGGCATATAGCGAAGCAACTATACAAATTATTGATGAACAATTAAAAAAAGAATTAGCATTAAATGAATTTAAAAAGAAAGAAGATTTAGATAAAGCTGAAGAAGCATATAATGAAAATAAGAAAAATGGATATGATGATATTAAAAACACAAATGAATATATTAAAGCTAAAGCTGATATTTTAAAAACATTTAATAATAAAAATAAAATAGCTGCTGAAAAAGCAAGTCAAGCTATTAATGCTAATCAACTTTCAGATTTAGAATTTTGGAAAAAAATACAATATAAAAAAGAAGATGAAAATTTAAAATTAAATAAAGTTATTAATGAAGGAGAAATTGCTAAATATAAAGCAATAGCTGATAATGAAAAAAATACTTTATTAGTTAGAGAAGCTGCTTTTCAAAAGTATATTCAATTAGAAAAAGATTTATTAAAAGCTCAAATGCAATCTGATTTAGCAAGAGCATATACAAGAGGAGCATCACAAGATGAATTAGATGCAATAGTTCAAGGTTATCAAAATGCTATTGATGCTATTGGTAGAATTAAAAGTCCTAAAATATTAGCTCTTGAGGAAATAGAAAAACAAATGAGAGGATTTGTAGATAGCTTTGCTTCTAAAGCAGGATTATCAACAGTCTTTACTATATTACAAGATGGCTTAGATAAATACGGAGATAATTGGAAAGCTAAAACTGTAATGATAATGGAAGGTGTGCAAGAAATGTATAACTTTATATCTCAAGCATCACAGGCTAATTTTAATGAAGAATACGATAGACTTGAAAAACAAAAAAATATTACATTAGCATTTGCTGGAGATAATGCAGCTGCAAGAGAAGAAATAGAAAGACAATTTGAAGAAAAACGTAAACAAATAGCAAGGAGAGAAGCTAAAGCAAAAAAAGAACAAGCAATTATGAATATTGCTATTGATACAGCTCAAGCTATTATGGGTTTATGGGTTAAGCCAGGATTTCCTGCCGCTGTACCTTTAGCTATTGCAGTAGGAGCATTGGGAGCTGCTCAAATAGCTATGGTTGCATCACAACAGATTCCACAATATTGGAAAGGTACAGATAATGCAGAAGGCGGTTTAGCTTGGACACAAGAAAAAGGTCGAGAAATTATTACAGATAGTCAAGGTAGAGTTAAGAGTTTAGGTAGTGATAAAGGAGCTGAATTAACAATGCTTTCTAAAGGAGATAAAGTATTTACTGCTGAAAAGTCTGCTATGATGTTTGATAATAGTTTAAATAGTATGCTATTGAATAATGGTATAGTTATGCCTAAAATTGAAGTATCAATGGACACTAAAATATTAGGAAGTAAATTAGATAAACTATCAGATACAATAGCATCAAAAGAAAGTTTTACAATAGTTAGAGATGCTAAAGGCGAAAGAATATATCAACGTAAACAAAACGAACGTAAAGAATTATTAAATAACATTTTAAATGTAAAAACTTATGGGGTTTAAGCACTATTTAAACTTTTTATCGTTACCAAGTGTTGGTACTATTCAAATAGCAGAGCCAATAGGATTTGATGGAGCTTCTTATAAATTAAAGCAAGATGATAAACGTTTTGGTAGAGATATTATAATTGCCAATGAAGATACCGAACTTACATTTACAAGAGATTATTTTGAGCAAATTCAAATAACACAAATATTACCAAGTGGTGAAACTTTTAATTATGCAAGTCAAGGTTTTGATTACTTATTAGATATATTTAATAATGATGGATGGGAAGGTAAAGTAGAATATATAATTGAAAAAGATAATATAAGTTTTACTACTGGCATATTTAGTTACTATACTTCTATTGTAGAATTTGATAATATAAAAGTTAAGATAATTCAAAATACTAATCGTGAAGTACTAAAACGATTAGAAGATACTGATATTGATGCTTTTAATAATAAGGCATTAGATGGTAGGGATATTAATCCTTGTGCTACTACTAATATACTTTTAAAAGCTAAGCCGATAGTTGAAAGTAGTCAATGGATAAATGAAACAAAAATATATAATTTTATAGGTGCTGGAAATGGTTTTAACCCTTTTAGACAAATAATAAAAAGTGGAATAAGAAATACAATAACCCCTTTTGAAGATCAAGTATCTTGGAATTTTACAGGATCAAACCCTTTTATAAATTTTAGTTATGTAGATGCAACAAGTTATTTGTCAGATATAACTATTAATTTTAAATTAAAAGGAACAGTTAATAGAAGCGGTGGTGCAGATATTAATAAAATTTATTTGTTTTGTTTTAAATGTAGACCAGCAGATTTTCAATTTAATTTTACAAATGCAGTTATTAGATATGAAATAGACTTTACTACTTTAACAACTGTAAATTTTGATACTGATTTCTCTATAAACTTAAATAATATGGAAATTGGAGAAAGAATTTATTGTTACTTTTATTATTCAAGAATATTTAATGGTGGTAATATATCTATAAATTTTCAACAATCAGAATTTAACATTTCAGCTACTTCTACTTCCATAGATACTGTTGTAAAAGGAATAAGATTAATAGATTTAATAAAACACAATGTAAAATCCATTGTTGATATTCCAGTTTATGCTCCTGATTATGATAAGGGTGGTGAACATTATGATAATTTTGCTTTTAATGGATTATTATTAGGTCAAATTACAGATAAGCCATTTTATAATCAATTTAAGGATTTAATGAACATTCCAATGGAAACTTGTTCAGATTATCAATTAAATCCTAACAACATTGAAATATTGCCTTATGCTAATTTTTATGAAGATATAGAATTAGCAGTATTTAATGAGTTGCCAAGTTTTACTTCTAACTCAATGTTTTCTAAACAATATACTTTAAAAAATGCAGAGTTTAAATACAATAGGTCAAGTAGTGAAAGAGAAACAAACTCAGAAAACTCTATTGATGATGTTCATACTGAAACTCAAAAATTTATTACAGATAGTGTTGATGGTAGTTTAAAAGTAGAAATAAAACATATTAGAAGTGCATTTTTGATTGAACAAGCAAGACAAAGAGCATTTGAAAATCAAAAAACTACTTCTTTACAAAATGACGATAATTTATTTATACTTAAATGTATAGCATTGCCTCCAGGTGGCGCAGGTACTTTTGGTGCTGTATTATTACAACAAAAAGATCCAATAACTAATAATTTAAAAATATTAAACAATAATGAAAATGGTTCAGGAATTGATTTTAATTGGACTTTATTAGGTTTTAAAGTTAATGATGCTTTCTTTATTGATGAAGGTCAAAATCAAGGAACTTATATAGTAGTTTCAATAACAGCAACAGTATTAGAATTAGATAAAATTAGCGGAGTTCCGCCTTTTACTGGAGAAGAATTTATTAAATTAAGATGGTATTATACTGATGTTATTTTTACTAATCAAACTAATCAAACATATTCATTAATTGAAGGAATTGCTAATTCTAATGATTATTCTAATTTGGATTATAGTTGGGGTAGAAACATTCAAAGATGGTATTCATATTTAGCAAGTGCTACTAAATTCAAACCTAACGATATAGTTAAAACAAGTTCATTCAAAATTAATGGTAATTTAGTAACAAGAAAATCAACTGAAACTGAAAATGTTTCTGATAGTGCTGATATAAATAATAGTGATATTGCAAGTCTTAAAATATTAAATCCTTTTAATCATACTGTAAAAGTATATGCAGATTTTGCTACTGTAACTCAACTTATTGAAGATATTAGAGATTTAAAAGGGTATGTTTCTGTAAATCTTAATGATGGCAGAATGATTAAAGGTTATATTCAAAATATGGATTATACATGGATTACAGAAGAATTAGATTTGGTTATTGAAGAAAAATTTATTAGTGATTATATGCAAATAGATTTGACAGTTAACATAGATACCACAACTACTACAACTATCACTAATCCAAATTATCCAACAAAAACTGATTTAAAATCATTTCAAATTAATAATATTTTTGTTACTTTGTACGATTCAGTAGATAATGAATTATATCCACCAACAAGATTTGTAAATATTAAGATAAATGGTGTGCAATATACTGACATAACTTTGTTTTCTGATGCTTTGACTGAATTAATAAATGCACAAAATGAATGATTTAAGTTTTATTCGGCTAGAGCCAAATTTTAATGATGCAAAGTATTTAAGAGCAAGTACAGCTGCAAAAATATTCTATAATGGACAAATAATACTTTGTCCTAATCAAACATATTTACAAACTACAAATTGTCCTTTAGGAATTGCTTTTGATGGTAACTATAAAGTTACTGTTATTGATTGTAATGATAATGAATTACAAAATATTACTTCTAATGTAGCTATTAATGAAAGAACTATTAATGGAGTTCAACAAATAGATTTTGAAATAGCAAACATTGGTGTTGATTATTATGCTAAAAATGTTTATTTAAAATTTAAGCATACTGTATCTAATTATGTTTGGTATTCAAATCCATTGCAAATAACTAATTATTTCGATGATGTAAGCTCAAGGTTCAATTATAAAAATGCAAATGATACTTATTATCAATCTATAACTTTAAAGTGTTTCTTTAGCGTTAATGATGCTGAAAGTAATTCAAATGAATATGTAACATACGAAGGTAAAAAAATTACTTCACGTTTAATTACAACTGAATTAGAGCAATATTTTTTTGATAGTATTGATAACTTTACATTTAGAAGATTAAATAATTTATTAAGTAGAAACATAGTTTATATAAATGGCAATAGAATAACTAATAAGCAAACACTTGCAAGTAAAGCACGTGCAGGTGATACAAATATTTTTAGTCTTGATTTTAAGGTTGCTATTGATTATAATGATATATTTGTAGAAGAATTACAAATATTTGATCCATTTGAGTTAATAAATATAATACCATCAGGTCAATATACAAGTCAAATACCTGTTTATTCAAATAGAACATTTAATAATATATTTGCTTTACCATTTGGAAGTAATGGAGCAATAATTAACAATAAAAAATTTAATAACAAATTCTCTGATATATTCGGGGGTTAAAAAATAAGAATTATGCCAATTAATCCAACAACATTAAAAGCGTTAATTGATACGCAAATCACAAACGAAACAGTAGATTTCGCAATTACACCAGCAGAAGTAGGTGGTCGTATGAAAGATACTATTGATTATACAACAGAGCAAATTGCTGCAATTCCATCAGGACCAGCAGGTTCTCAAGGAGTTCAAGGACCAGCAGGTCCTATTGGACCAGTTGGACCAGCAGGATTAGAATGGCAAGGTTCATGGACATCAGGAACTTCTTACGTTGCAAATGATGCAGTAGGATATGATGGAGCTTCTTGGTTTTGTATCTTAGCAACTTCGGGAACAACTACTCCTGATGTTGATACAACACATTGGGCATTATTAGCTTCTCAAGGTGCGCAAGGACCTCAAGGAGTACAAGGACCGACAGGCGCACAAGGACCTGCTGGAAGCGGTGCAGCTTTAACAAATGCAAGTGCTGCTGGTGGAACTTTTAGTTCCCCAACACCAATAACTGTGGATGTTTTTACTACAGCTCTTACTAACAATTCTGATAATTATTATTCAGTTCCAAATTATACAAATGATCAAAGTAAAATAGGTAAAAAAATATATATTAGAAATAATACTTTTTATGGCGCACAAATAAAAGGAGAGACTGGTGTAAACACAACATTTTACACACACACTACATATTTGGCTAATGGATATGAAACTTTCCAAAGTCCGTTGCTTTTAACAACAATGAGAAGTACCGAATTAATTTATTTAGGAAATATTGATGGATATGAAAGATGGTCCTCTCATTTATCATTTATGCCAAGAGATTTAACGACAGGACAATTTGGAACAGTATCATTAGCTCTAATTAATTCATCTAATGTTAATAATGATATAAATGTAGTAACACCTAATAACGCTACTGATAATTACATAAAATTATCTACAAGTAGAACTAATACTGGAGAATCAGTTATGGTTGTAAATGGTTCTAATACAATAGATATTAAATTATTACAATTACCATTATGGCATTATACATTAATTGGATTAAATTATCAGACAGATCCTTATGTTATACCTGCTGGTAAAGCTGCAAGGTTTACTAAAGGACCATCGTCTTTTTACTTTGTAGCAGAAATAGTAAGTTATAATTAATAATGAATTTTCCAAACGAAATAATAGGTACATTCAATAGAAATATTACTTTAGGAACAGGTTTTCTTAGAGTATATAAAAACAATACATTATTTTTAACTTTTGATGAAAATGATATTGAAGTTGAAGATAATGTATTTACTATTGATGTAACAAATTTATTTCCTGACAATGGAGTTTATTATATTAACTTTACAACTGGTTTATTTATCAGTATATTTGGAGAAATTTATCCAGGCATAACAAATACAACAGATTGGTTATTTAGTATTGGAAATGGTGAGTACGAAGTTTTAGAATATAGCAATGAATATTTAATAAATTAAAAAATGGCAACAAAATCAGCTTTAATAAGCGCAGTAAATGGTTTTATAACATCAGTTGTAAACATAACCAAACATAGAAATTCTATGTTAGAAGTTATTAATGAACTTTACCCATTAAAAGTTTCTGATAATTCAACAGATGAAACATATACAACACAAACAAACCAAAACATAACTTATACTATTCAGATAGTAAAACAAGGCAGAAGCATTAGAATTAACGGCAGTTTTACATACGTTGGCGCACAGGCATTAAATCCTAATACTACAATATTTCAATTTAAAGATAGTGAGTTTAAAGGAGATACAAGTACATATTTAGGTACAAATATTAAATATGAACCTTATGCTTTAAAAACAACAAATAATATTACAACAGGCGCATATCAATTTTCAATAACAATTAGTTCAAATAATTAATTATGTCAACAACAGCAGTAGTAATAACTCAAGAAACAGCAAGATATAGCGATAACTTATTAAATAAAAATTCTTGCTTTAATTATCCATTATCATGGAATATAGTTGATGGTGCAATTAATGGTACTGCATCAAATTCTACATCAGAAAAATATAAAGGAAATAGATCTATTGAAATGACTTTTACAGGAAAAAATCCTTTTATATTTAATACAGGAGATGATAGGTTAAAAATAACAGTCGAAAAAACAGGAATATATGCATTGTCTTGGAGGCTTTACAAGCCAAATAATGATTTAAGTTGTAATTTTAATGTAAGAGTTTATGTTAATGGGGTTTTATATCAGTATAATAACTTTGCTCAAATTATTTTTAACGATAATTTTTATGTAGATAAAATGTGGACTTGTTATGGACAATTTATTAATCTTAATAGTGGAGATGATGTTGATTTTGAGTTCGAGGCAGAAGGAGATATTATAAATGAAAAATTATTTTTTGATGGATTAAAACTTGAATATAATGATAGAATTGTAGATATTGTTTCAACATATTCTTTACCAAACGATATAATTTTAGAACAAACAGAAACAATCGATGTTCCAAGTATTCCAAGTAATGATTTTGAAAAAGTATCAGTTACTTTAACAGGTGCAGAAATTGGAGATTATGTACAAATGACTTATCCTGCTGAATTAATATCTTTAGGTTTAATTGTAGGCTATCCAATAGTAACAAATACAGACGAAGTTAGTTTCTTAATTTATAATCATACTGGTGGTGCTTTAAATCCAGCAAGTGGAACATACACTTTTAAAATAATAAAATGAGTACATTAACAATAAGAAAAAAAAGTTTAAAAACGTGGTTGCATACAGATAGTGTTTTAGGTAATTTTATAATCTCTAAATTCTATTTTAATGCTGACAATGTTTCTTTTCAGATAGTAGAGCAAGGACAAAGTAAACGTGTTATTTACAATATTACAGACATTACTTTATATGCTTTGCCAACTGGCGGTACTGCTGAAACTTTTGGTAATATCACGGAATTATCTTTAAGATTAGAGGAATTAAATTACCCTGCTTTTCAATATGATGGACAAATAACTTCTATTGCTAATTTAATTGATGCAGGAACAGGAGTTACTATTACAGGTGATGGTACTGCTGAAAGTCCTTATATAATTAATTCAACTGCTGCTGTTCCACAACTTGTAGCATTGCCATTTACAACAGATCATCTTACTGCGACAGGAAATCAATATACAGTAGGCAATGTTGTTTTTTACAATGGTAATGTTTACAGATGTATTGCTGCTAACGATTCAATATTACCAACAAACACTTTATATTGGACAAATTTAGGAGCAGGTTATCCTCTTGTGCAAGAACCAGCAGATTGGAACTCAACAAGTGGAAATAATCAAATTTTAAATAAACCTACAATACAAAGTAATCAAACACTTGCAGAAGTATTAGCAGAAGGTAACACAACAGAAGGTGAAGATATATCCATTTCAGATGGTGATAAAATAGTGTTAGATAATGGTGCAAACTTAAAAAAAGGCACAACCGATGCAGGACTTGGCGGTTCTAAAGGTATTGCTTTGCGATGTGCAGTTGATTACGAATTGAAATGGGAAGCAGGTCGTTTGTATGTAATGGGTGGCGATGGCTTTACCATTCGTGAAGTGTCGCATAACTTTACAAATACACCAACAGTTAATGATGACAATACTAAAGGATTTGTTGTTGATTCACGTTGGATTTTAGATAATGGCGAAGTTTATCTTTGTACTGATGATACAACAGGCGATGCTGTTTGGGAGATGGTAAGTCAAATTCCTACGCTTCAAAATGTATTAGATTTTAATCACGCTTTAGTTAGTGGTAGAAATTATCAAGGAACTTCTGCTGGATTGGGAGCTATTGGAAATAATATAAATGCTTTTGGAACTAATGCTGCACTTTTTAATACAGGTGACAATGTAAATGCTTTAGGTAATACTTCGGGAAATAATAATAGTGGAGATAATGTAAATGCTTTTGGTGATTCTGCTGGTAATGGAAATACATTTAACAATGTAAATTTACTTGGACTAAATGCAACTGCCAATGAAGATGGACAAACAGTACTTTCAAAAGATGGTATTATTATGGCTTGTATAGGAACTATTGATTTAACAGATACAAGAAAATATAGTTTACCTGATGCTGATGGAACAATAGCTTTAACTTCTGATATTCCATCATATACTACTCCAACACTTCAAGAAGTTTTAGATGAAGGAGATGCGGCAGTAGATAGTGCCATTTTTTTAAGCAATACTGCAAATGATTTTGAAACAAGTTTTAACGAATTTGGAGATGGTAAAATAGCTGTAAAAAGTATAGTTAATGATACTTTGACAGAAATTGGAGCAGGTCAAGTTTATTTAGGAAATATTAGCGGTGATGGTATAATTATAAATAGTGAAAAGATATTTAACCCATCAAGTCTTAATGAATACGCATTTCCAACAGGAACATCAAGTCCTTTAGCGACTTTAGCTGATATTACAACACCAACTCTACAAGATGTTACAGATGAAGGTAATACAACAAATAATTCAATTATAATAAATGGTAATAATGAATTAAGTGTAAACTATGGAAATAATCTTTCTGCTGTTTATTCAAGTTCTATACTTTCAGCTAATAATTCAACAGGTTCTTATGCTACTTTAAGTTCTGATGGTAATGTTGGATTAGGAAATGCATCAAATTATCAAACAAGTATTGCTGCTAATAATTTAACAAATAATGCAGTTCAATTTGAACTTCCAAATAAAACAATAGGAACATATACATTAGCTACAACTTCTGATATACCAACAGGTGGAGGCGGAATACCTCATGCAACCGCAGCAGGAACTGACACATATACTGCGACAATTACAGGTGTTACAGCTTATAATGATGCTGATGCTTTTTTAATTAGATTTACAAATGGTAACACTACAAGTGCTACTTTAAACATAAATGGATTAGGAGCAAGAGCGTTATATAGAAATAATGATGGAGTTTTAATTGGAGGAGATATTATTTCAGGAGGCGAGATGCTTTGTGTATATAATTCGACTAATAATAGATTTCAAGTTATTGGAACTGCTCCAAATAGTTTATTCTCTTATGTTACAAATGCAGACTCTGTTACTTTAACAAAAGGAATGCCTGTATATGCTTTTGGTGGTACAGGAGATAGAATGACTGTTAAGAGAGCATTTAACACATCGGATGCAACATCTGCTCAAACAGTTGGATTAGTATTGTCTACATCTATTGGTGTTAATCAAAAGGGGTTGATAATGATGCAAGGGTTGTTGGATGGATTAAGTATTTTACCTACATCAACTTGGAATGATGGAGATCCTGTATACCTTGGAGCTACAGCTGGTACAATTACAAATGTTAAACCTTATGCGCCTAATCATTTAGTTTATTTGGGAGTTGTAACAACTGCCTCAAATGGTAGCGCAGGTAGAATGTATGTTCGTATTCAAAACGGGTTTGAAATCCAAGAGCTTCATAACGTACAAGCACAAAGTCCTACTTTAAATGATACTTTATACTATGATGATACAGTTTCACCTGCACAATGGAAAACAGCATCAATACCAACAATACTTGGATATACACCTCCTAATTTAGGATTAGTACAAGCGGTTACATTTGGATTACAAAATATTTTTTAATAAATTTAAACAAAATAAATAATTATGGCAGCAAATACATCGCCAATTTTCTCATCATTAGGAGATATAGAATGGGGAACAACAGCAATTACAACAGCTAATACAGCAAAAGATGGAACAGGAACAGTTTTAGCTTGTTTTACAGCAGATGCAACTAATGGTGGTTTTGTACAAAGAATAAGATTTAGATCAGCTGGAACAAATATTGCTACAGTAGCGAGAGTTTTTATAAACAATGGCTCTACTAATGCAACACCAGCTAACAATATTCTTTATGATGAAATTACATTAGCAGCAACAACTATTTCTGAGGTTTCAGCTTTGCCTGTTTATGAATTACCATTAAACTTTGCATTGCCACCAGGATATAAATTAAATATAACTTTAGGAACAACAGTTGCGGCAGGATATTATGTAACTGTAATTGGAGGTAAATACTAAAAATTATGCAGTATATATTAATACAGTTTACACTTGGATGGGATTTTCAAGCGTATCAAGAAATTAGTAATGGAAATTTAGTAAGAATAACAGATTTAGATGGAAATACATTAATATATCCTGACTTTCCTGTTGAAAGTGAGGTTATTGATGCTAATCCTACAACACCAACTTGGGCAATATAATATATGTTAGACTTATCTCACATACCTTCTCAACAACAACAAACCTATACACTTTATGCTACAGGTAATTGGCAAACGTGGAATAAACCTCGTAATGCTAAATTTATAGAGATATTTTGTTTAGGCGGTGGAGCAGGTGGTGGACAAACTACTGTATCAACAGGAACAGGAGTGGGAGGAGGAGGAGGAGGAGCATCAGGCGGAATTGTTAGAGGATTAATACCTGCCTTTTTATTACCCGACACAATTTATATTTTAGTAGGTAAAGGTGGAGTAGGCTCATCAACATCAGGAACTCCAGGTAGCGTAGGAGGTATTAGTTATATAGGATTACAACCATCTACTTCAGAACAAACACTCATATGTAAATCATCAACAACTACTCCAGGAGCAGGTGGTTCTGCATCAGGTGGTGGTGCTGCACCTACAATATCAGTAGTATCATTATCTGCATTTGGTAACTTAGGATTATTTACTGCTATAGCAGGAGTTGCAGGAGCATCAGGAGGAGCAGGTTCTACTTCAAATGGAGTAAATCAAGCTGCATTAGGAACTAATATAGTTACAGGAGGTTGCGGTGGAGGTGGCAAAGGAAGTGCAGGAGTTTTTGGAACAGGAGGTACTATAACTTCAGCATCAGTAATACTAACAACACCTGTATCAGGAGGTTTAGTAGATGGTGAAAATGGTAATGGTGGATATGGAACTTTACAACCTTTTTGCGGAACAGGTGGTTCAGGAGGAGCAGGAAAATCAGGCACAACAGGTTCAGGTGGTAGAGGTGGAGATGGTTGGTATGGATGTGGCGGTGGTGGAACAGGAGGTGGTTCTGTTGAAACTAAAGCTGGAGATGGCGGAGATGGATTAGTAATAATTACAGTTATATGTTAGATTTATCATATTTTCAAAATAACAACTCAAATGTACAAGGATTCTTTAGTGCAGGAACTTGGCAAACTTGGATAAAACCTCGTGGAGCTAAACTTGTCAATATTATTTGTCAAGGATCAGGAGCAGGAGGAGGAGGTGGATTTCAATCTGCTTCAACACCAAGAGCAGGAGGTGGTGGCGGTGGTTCAGGAGCTACAGCAAGATTAACTATAAATGCTAACTTACTTCCTGATAGACTTTATATTTTAACAGGTATAGGAGGCAATGGAGGATTAGGAGGAACAACAGCAACATCAGGTTCAGTAGGACAAAGTAGTTTTGTAACTTTAATACCTGACACAACATCAGTATCAAATGTAGTTTTACGTTCAGGAACAACACCAGCAACAGGAGGTGTAGGCGGAACAACAGCAGCAGGAGCTACAGGAGCAGCAGAAACTATAGGAGTAATTGGTAACAATATTTTTGCAAATTTAGGAACATTTACTTTTCAGGCAGGAGTTGTTGCAAACTCTGCTGGAACTGGCAATGCAGCAGTAACATCACCCACAAATTTTGTTGTAAATGCAGGTGGAGGGGGTGGAACAGGAATAGGAGGAGGAGTAAACGCATCAGCAGTATTTGCAGGAATAACTGGTGCGGCTGTTAATACTAATGGACAAGATGGAATAATACTTTACAAACCAATATTAATTTTATATGGCGGCAGAGGAGGCGGTGGATCTTTAGATGCAGGAACAAATGGAGGTAATGGAGGTAAAGGTGCGCCAGGCGCAGGTGGTGGCGGTGGCGGTGCATCTTCAAACACAGGAGTAAATGCAGGTAATGGCGGTAAAGGCGGAGATGGTTTTGTAATAATAACAACAAGTTTATAATATGTTAGATTTATCTCATATATCAAATAGTCAGCAAGACATACAAATATTCAATGCTAATGGTAGTGCTTGGCAAACTTGGGTTAAACCAAGAAAATGCAATTATGTTTGGATAATGTGTATTGGAGGAGCAGGAGGCGGAGGAGCAGGTTTTCCATCTAACAATATTGTATATTCTACAGGCGGAGGTTCAGGAGCAATTTCAAGAGCTTTATATAATGCACAACAACTATCTGATATATTGTATATACAAGTTGGTCTTGGAGGAATAGGTGGAACTTCAGGCTCTAATGGTTTTCCAGGTACAAGAAGTTGGGTAGCATTACAACCTGCAATAGTTATACAAAATATGATACAAGTTTCAGGTGGTACTGTTGCTGCTGGAGGTAGGACAAATTTAGGAAGTAATGCGGCTGGAGAAACAGCAATAACTCAATCAACAGGAATTTTTCTAACTTTATCAAATTTTATAGGAACAGCAGGAATTACAGCTATTGGAGCTGTGGACTTTATACCTCCTAATATAACTCCTTTAACTTCAAGTTTAGTTACTTGCGGAGCAGGAGGCGGAGGAGCAGTTACAAATACTTCTATTGCCTATAATGGAGCTTCAATTATAAGCAGTTCAATTAGTCCAACTATATTAGGTGGTGGATCAGCAACATCAGGTTCAGGAGGCAGAGGCGCAAACGGTATGACATCATTAAAACCTTTTTATTCTTTAGGCGGAGCAGGAGGAGGTGCTTCATTATCAGGTGCAGGTGGTAATGGAGGAGATGGAGGTATTGGTTCAGGAGGCGGTGGTGGCGGTAGTGGAACTACTGTTGGCGGAACTGGCGGAAAAGGAGGAGATGGATTAGTAATAATAATATCATTTTAATAAATAAAAATTATGAAAACAATTAGAAATATAGCTCATTATGTAATAGGATTTGTTTTTTTATATACTTTTGGTAATGCTACTTATGTAAGTGATTTTTGGTTTTGGCAAAAGATAATTGGTTCTTTAGTAATAGGATTAGTGTTTGGTGGAGCAATGGGTGCATTTTGGGAATTTGGAAATAATGTTGCATTTGGCATTCAGCATGATGAAAAGGATGTAAAAAGGACTGCAATAGGCGGTGTTTTCGGCTGTTTTTTGGCTTGTTTTTATACTGATATACATTTTATTAGCTTTTGGCTATTTTATGGTTGTATAGTCTTAATATTAATTGATTTAATACGCGCAATAATAAAGAAGAATAAGAAATGAAAATTTTAAAAGACACTTTAATATCAAATGGTAAATGGTCGCAAAAAAGATTAATGACTTTTAGTTCTTTTTTTATTGCTACTATTTATGCTTTTTTACCATTATTTAATAGTAAATTTGATGTCAAAGAATTTGTCTTTTTAGGATTTTTAGGTGCTGGTGGATTTAGTTTATTTCGTACACAGAAAATAAATGAAAATATAATAAATAGTAATAATGAATAACGCACATGATATAAAACTTTTGATAGTAAATGGTTTTTTAATTAGTTTCAGTTTTTCTAATGTAGAATTAGGATTAAAGATTTTATCTTTATTATTGGCAGTTGGATATACTGCAAGAAGATGGTGGTTAATGGAAAAAAATAAAAAAAATGATAACACAGGTTCAACTGAAATCTAAATACGGAATACCTAATCCTGAAGGTAAAGGATATATTGTGCAAATTAAATTGCCTTATCCTATGTATTACGATGGCAAAAAAGTAACTAAAATCAGTTGTCATAAATTAGTAGCAGATAAACTTTTGGCAATATTCAATGATATATTAGAGTTTTATGGTCAAGATGCAATTCGCGATTTGAAAATTGATGATTATGGTGGTTGCTTTAATTATCGTTTAATGAGAGGCGGAACTAAACTAAGTGTACATAGTTGGGGTTGTGCTATTGACTTAAACCCAAGTCGTAATTTATTAAGAGAAACTTCAAAGACTGCGCGATTTGCACGTTTAGAATATAAGCCAATGATTGATATATTTTATAAGCATGGCTTTGAAAGTTTAGGCAGAGAAAAGAATTACGATTGGATGCATTTTCAGGTAAAAGATTAAATATTTTCCACTAACTGTTTGTTATATAATACTTTTTTCTATTATTTGTATAATATATCAATCAATTAATATTTTATTTAATACTTTTGATAAACCAAACTAATAAACTATGAGTACAAAAGGCAATCAAAACGCAGCTACTTACAAAAAAGATATAGTTTTATCTTTTATTAATCAGTTTCCAAAAGCAACTACAATGGCTATTTCTCGATTAATTTATGACAAACATAAATTAGATTTTAAATCACTTGATGGGGTAAGATCAAACGTTAGAAGATATAGAGGTGAAAATGGTAAAAATAGTTCGCCTATTTCACAAGCTGGAGAACGAACAGAAACCCAAAAAAAACAAAGCATCAGCAGAACTATAGATTTGCCTGATAGCGATTACGAAAAGTGTGAACCATTTATAATTCCAAAAGGTCAAAATAATATTTTAATTTTAAGCGACATACACTTTCCTTATCAAGACAATAAAGCACTTGAATTAGCAATTAATTATGGTTTAGAAAACAAAGTCAATACAATATACTTAAACGGAGATATTGCAGACTTTTACCAATGCAGTCGATTTACAAAAGACAGACGATTAAGAGATATGGCTGGAGAGTTGGAAATGGTTAGAGAGTTTCTAAAAAAAATTCAAGAACTATTCAAATGCCCTATCTATTATAAAATCGGAAATCACGAAAAAAGATACGAAGATTATTTAATGATTAAAGCACCTGAGCTATTAGGTATTGATGACTTTAAACTTGAACAACTTTTAAGATTTAGAGAGTTTGGAGTTACTTTAGTTAAGGATAAGCAAATGGCAATGGCAGGAAATCTTCCAATATTACATGGACACGAATGGTTTGGTGGATTTGCTCCGCCTGTTAATCCTGCAAGAGGTTTATTTTTAAAAGCTAAAGAGAGTGCAATAGTAGGACATCATCATAGAACTTCTGAGCATACAGAAAAGAGGTTGAGCGGTGAAGTTACAACTACTTGGTCTACTGGTTGTCTTTGTGGTTTAGAGCCTGAATATGCGCCTTATAATAATTATAATCATGGGTTTGCACACGTTAAAGTTTCCCAAGATGGGAACTATGAATTAAAGAATATTAGAATAATCGATTATAAAATTGTGTAATGAAAAAATATAAAACAATACACGAAAACAAAGTTTTGATAAATCCGCCTGATCTTGATTCGCAAATTGAGAAAGTAGCGAATAAAATGCTGCGGCAATATTTAAGAGGTCAAAACTGCGAAAAAACAAATGCTATTTATAGAGAATTAATAAAACAAAAATTAGATAAATAATGGCTGATATAAGTAAATGCAACGATTTTTTATGTCCATCAAGTAAATACTGTCATAGGTTTACTGCTCCAGCAGGAATGTACCAAAGTTGGGGATGTTTCAATCGTGAAGATGATGCTGACAACTGCGATATGTTTTGGAGTAATGGTATTGATTCCAACAAGTGCAAACTTGAAGGTGTTAAACGTGAAGGTGAAATTTGTAATTTAGACTATTGCACGTATCCAAAATGCGTACAAGACACGTATTGTCCTAAATGCCATAAGGTAGATGGTGAACACAAAATGAGCTGTGCTACAAGAAAAATTCAATGTAACTTATAAGATGTATATTATTTTAAACAAAAAGCATATAAAATGTATATTATATACAACATTTTGTCCCAAATATTCACTAAATTAAAGACGAAATGTAATTTATAAGTTACTAATTGTTTAAAGATAAACCTTAAAATTTAGGGTTTTAATTGATATAAAAAGTAATAAGATGAAAATAACAGTTGAAACAAACGGAGAAACAATTACAATGGAATTACATAATGATAATACAATTTGGGAACTTATTTCTAAATTAAAAATTATGCTTTTATTTTGTGGATATAGCCAAGATTTAATTAATCAAATAATAGAGGATAGCGAATGACAACAACTGAAAATAACAACGGAAATAACATTTTACTAATAGCTATCGTATTAGCTTTAATAATAGGAATACTATTGACTTCCTGCGGATCAAGAAAAGTTCAAAAGTCAGAAACTAAAGAACAAGAGCAAAAAACTGAAAAATCTACTCTTGAAACTGAAACGAGAGTAACAGACAACACTAAAATAGTTGACACTTCAACAACTGATGAAATAGAGATTGTTCCTGTTGATAATACTTTACCTTTTACTGTCAATGGTAAAGAGTACAAAAACGTTAAAATAAAGCGCAAAAAAAGTAAAAACAATATAAGTGTAGCAAAAGATGTAAAAGTCCAACATAACGAAGAAAAAAGCGATTTAAAGGTGGTTAAAAGCAACAAATTAGTTCAGGTAAAACAAATAGAACGTAAAAAATCTTATTGGTGGATGTTTTGGTTTCTGCTTTTAATACCAATTTATTTTGTTTACAAAAAATATAAAGATAAATTTTCTTTTGTATAAACATTTTTGTTTACATTTGATAATTCATAATAGTTTAGTTTGGTTAATTAATCCCCTATCGTAGTTTGTGGTGTACGCAGACATAGATAGGGGATTTTTGATTAATTATATTTAAGGTTAAATAGTTTTTCATAATCACTTTTTGTATCTATTAGCAATATTCTTTTTTGATTTATTGCGCTTTCAACATAGTTTATGCAGATTAATTTCTGCTTTTCAAAGTTTTCGCTTCCTTTTTCAGAATTAAGATAATCTTCGTAATGAACTATATAATTCTTGTAATCACTTTCTAATTGGTTGTAAGCAATGTAATGTTCTGTTGATAAAAATTTGTCTTTCATAATGTGTGAGATATGTTAATGTTATTATTAATTATGTGATAGTTTAACCACTTATCATCGATATTCTTTAATTTAAAATCAATACGTTTAACAATATGTTTTACTTCAGGATAATATTCTAATTCATATAAAATTCTTTTATTGCCATGAATTACTGTTGCGTGATCTCTATTAATAAAAGTTCCTATTGATTTTAAACTATACCTTGTTTTTTCACAAGCAAAATAAAAATATAAATGCCTTGCAAATACAATTTCCTTTAATCTATTTTTACTTAAAATATCATTTTCAGATATAAGAGTAACTTCATTTACTGCTTTTAAAATTCTTTTTAATTCCATAATGATAAAATGTTTTTGTTCAATTCTATTTTCCATAAGTTTATATCAGCACTTGCTTTAAAACCTACATGATTAATTTTTCCTTTTTCCCAAGTTCCATAATTTTCAAATCCTAAATTTTTCCAAAATAAATTGCTTTCTAAATCAGTTCTACACCTTAATGTAAATCCAACTCTTGCAAAAGTTTCGCAAAAATCTCTACAAACTTCAATTAATGCTTTTCCATAATATAATCTTCTTGCATCATTTCTAACAGCTATTTGTTGAATTTTAGCGTATTTATAGCTTCCTTTAGCTGGAGTTATTAAAACATAACCAACTGCATCATTATTAGCTTCACAAATTAATACAATAAAGTTTCTTTTACCACCCCAAACATAATCTTCCCATATAGTTTTTTGAATAAAACCAACAGCATAACTATTTTCTTTTTGAAGTTTATCTACTAATAACATATCTTTAATTGTTGAAGTTCTAACTGAAATATTAGCTAAAGTATCATTATAAAGAATATTTATTAAACCTGTGCTACAATCAAATTTTCCTAAATTCATAATTTAAAATGTTGGTTTACTTTTTGGTGTTTCTATAATTTGATTATCTAAAGATAAAGTATATGGAAGCCAATCTTTATTAACTGAAATTCCAAATGCATTCCATTTTTTACCTCTACCTCTTTGACAAGTAACGCTTGAGAAACTTCCTTCATCTTTAATGATAACTACCGTTTCACATTTTTGTTGAAGAATAGTTCCTAAATGACCTCTTGCTTTGTCTTGTCCTGGATTAAGGTGTAGCACTCCTGTTATGTGAGCTTTACTTAATGTTGAGTATTTCATTAATGACTGAGTAAATTCAGTTGATTCAACTAAATCATTAAAATTGTCAAGCATATCAACATAACCATCAATAGAAACTATGCCTAATTTATTTCTATATTCACTTTCCATAAACAGCCATTTAAGATAATCACGTCTAATTTTAGCATTATGTTCACGTAAGTTTATTGCAATATAGTTATCAGGTATGACAGGATTTTGTGGTGTTCCATACATTTTGCATATTCTATCAGCACCTAATCGTGAATAGTATGCATCTTGCTCTGTGTCCAGGTCTATAATGTATTTATCTCTAAGATTATGACCTTTAATATCTGATGAATAGTTTATGCTATTACCATCAAAACAACAACCTAATAACAAAGATTTAAGCCATGACTTTCTTGCTTTTTCTTCACCTTTAATCATTGAAATGTTACCAAAAGTACCAAATATTAAATGATTAAATTCTCCATTGTAAGCTATATCATCATAACCTATTGATATTGCTAATTGCGGTTTACTTACTTTGCTTTTTAAGTCAAGTGTTGATAGTTTATGTATCTCATTAAAATCAACATCTAAGCTATCTAATGCCTGTTTAAGCTGTACTGTTGGTATATCTATTTTAAATTCCATTATGGTAAGTTTTTATATTTATTAATAAACTCAGTTATGGTATTGTTTAATGAAATAAATACTTTATCTTCTTTTAAAATACCTTCAAAATAATCCATCATTGCTTTATCTTTTAAAATTTCGTTTTCTAAATCACGTTCTTTGTCAGTTAATAATGCTGGATGCTTATCAGTAATGCCTAAATCATTAATATATTTATTCATTAATACATCGTTTACTTCTTGCGTAAACTTTTCATAGTAAAATTCAATAGGATGTTTTAAGTAATGGTGCATTGTCTTTTGTGCCAATTTAAAATCACCTTTATAAAAATGTACTTCCTGAGCAAATACCCTACAAAATAACTTTGCAAACAAAACATCGTTTTTAAGAGCTTGTTTTTTACTTTCCATAACCCAATTAGCTAAAAAAGAATATGCTTCTAAATCAATTTGTTTTGGCTCATATTTGCCATTTTCAAGTCTATAACTCATTTGAGCAAATGCTTGTTCTATATTATTTATCTTTCTCATTGTTTTTATTTATTAAATTCCACAAAATCCACTATCACATTCATTAAAATCATCATCAGAAAATAATTGTCCTTGCTGATTAAATTTTAAAATTTCAGTAAAAGTAACATCTGATAAAAATTTATTTCCAGTATTAATCTCTTGTTTTTCAAACCATTTAATTTTTTCTAAATCTTTATTTGCCATGTGCGAAATCATTAATGGTTGTCTATTTACGCAACCAACACAATTATTTCTATATGCAAATCTTACACTTTTATCATTCCAATAGTTATAAATAATATCTTTAGAAATATTATTTTCAATTAATGGAAAAGTAACTTTTCTATAAGCAATTTTACCCCATTTATTTCTTTTACCTGCATTTCCAATTACAGTTTCAAAAAATTCAATTCCATTTTTATCTGCTCTACTAATTACATTTTCTGCTCTTGCTGTTTCAGTTGGTCTAAATCCTATTCTCATTTCAATAGGTAGTTCTGTATTATCTTTTAACCAATTAAAAATAGGTTTAAGTTTCATTTCAACTGTGCAAAACCTTGACATTTTATTTGGAAGATAATTTCCTTTTTTTCTAATTACTTCTTCAAAAGTATTACCGCTTACCCAAGTTATTTCTGAACCTATAAATTGCTCTAAATCTAAAATAGTATAAATTATTTCATCCATTTCAGCAGTACCTACAAATTCTTTTCCTAATTTATCTGAAACTAATTGCCTTGTTTTTTCATCTTTACCTTTCATCCATAAATTATTTATATCTTCAATTCTTACTAAAGAAAAAATATTTATATCTGCTGGATAATGTTTTGCTAAATAAGATGATGTTTTACCACCACTAATACTGTTTACTGTTTTCATAATTATTTTTGTGTTGAAAATCTTTCTAACTTATCAGCTCTACTAATAAATTCTAAAGTTAAATATTGATGATTAGTTTCTTTGTGATACTTATCGTTATAAGCATTTTGAATTGCATTAGCAATATCTTCTTTTGTAAAGTTTTCTTTTAACCTTGCCTTAAATTGACTTTTAGCTTTTTCAGGAACTACTTTACATTTTTTACCTGTTACTTCATTAAAAAAATCTAAAAGCACAGACCAATTTATTGGATCTATATTTTCTTTTTTAATTATTATATTATTAGTAGTTGTTAGTTGTTTGTTGTTTGTTTGTTGTTCGTTTGTTACTTTATTTTCTAAATTTTGGTAATCATCATATTTTACAATAGTTAGCAAAGTATTTTTGTTTGTTGAATTTTTTACAATTTCATTAGTTTTTTCTAACTTGCTTAATGATGTTCTTATATTCTGAAAAGTCAAATTTAATTCATTAGATAAAGTTTCAATACTTGTTATAAAACTTCCTCTTTTTATTAAAGTTCCTTGCCAATTTTTATCTTCCCAATTTGCTTTTAAAAGACAATGTATAAATAATATTTTAGTGTTATTATCATTATACCATTCCCAATCTAAAAGTTTTCGATGTAATGAAATATATCCACTCATAATTTTTAAATTAAAAAATCCTTTAGGTTTCGGTGTGGTGGCACTTACTCCCTAAAGGATAAATAAATAATTCTTTAATGTAATGAACCCACCAGAACATTACAAATGCAAATATATAAAATTATTTTAATATAATGCTAAAAAGGTAAATCATCTTCTTCAAATTCTTTAGCTAAAGGTTCAGTATATTCTTTTTTACCTTTATACTTTTCGTCTTTAGGAGCTTGTTCTGATGATTCAGCACTTTCAATTTTCCAACATTCTAAAGTATTAAAAGCAATTTCTTTACCTTCTTTATTAGTCCATAAACGACCTTTAATGTTTAAATGTACTTTTACTTCTTGACCTACTTTATAATTGTTCAAAATATCGCACTTATCTTTAATTACTTGAAGTTGTAAATATTGTTTATATTCTTCCTGAGTTTCAACTATAAATTCTCTTTTTGAAAATTTATCTGATACAATTTGCGTTTCACCTATTGAGTGAATTTTTACGTTTAGTTCCATAATTATTTAATGTTTAAGTTTTGTAATTCGTTTTGTAAATTGTGTAAATAATGATTAGTGAAAATAGTTTCTTTTAATTCTTTTGTTTTTGCGATTTCATCACGCAAATAACTAATGTAATCTTCTTTGTCTTGTTTAGTAAATTTCATCTTTTAAAAATATAGTTGTGTTAAAATTAATTTTATATGCCCTGTAATGATACTTTTCGTGTTTAAGTTTTAAAAACTCCTTATAAGACATTCTCATTTTTTTTGGATTAGTTAAACCTTTCTTATGAAAAGCTACTACATCAACTTTAACATCGTTTATTAAATTCTTCATTTAAAGTTTCAAATATTAAATATTCTACAACATCTATTTGTTCAGGTTCTTGATCTTTCATTTTTCTAATTTTTTAATGTTTTCTCTAATTTCTTTTAAGTTTTCTAAATTCCATACTTTGCTAAATTGTTTGTCAATTTGTGCAAGTCTTACAAGGTTATCAAATCTTTCTTTGCCAATTCTTTCAGGTAATTTTAATGTGTAGTTTTCAAAGTTACCTTCTTTAAATAAATTGCATTGTTCACATTGTCCGTTAATATTGTCTAAATGAAATTTTAAAGTTTCAAAACTTCCTCCAGGATAATAATGCCCAGCTTGAAATTTATCATTCCATTGGCAACCACAACTAATACAAGGTTTATCTTTATCTCTTTTTCTCACGTATGCATGAACTAAAGTTTTAGTAACTAATAAAGCACCATTAATGCCTTTTTTTTCTTTATTATCTTTATATGCTTTCTCTAATTCAATTCGTGGTTTTTGTACATTACTAATTGATTTTTGTAATATACTTTTACCAATATCTGAATTTAAAAGCCAATCAGAATAACAACCGCACATTTTACCAAGTCCATAGATGCGTTTTTCAACGTTAGTTAATTTACCGCACCCATAACCAAATGCTTTTCCTTGACCTTTACATTTTTTTTGTTTAATCATATTTGATTTAAAGTAATACTATTGTAGTATTCAACTGCCATAGGAATTTTGCTCAAAAGTAATTCTTCTTTTTCTTTATCACGTGTAATTTTAAAAGTTTTTACACGTTCTTCCTTTGTATAATTTCCGTTGCTAAATACTAAATTTTGCTCTAATTGTTTAAATAATCTTTGCATAATTGGATTTTCATCATCTAAAATTCCATACTTATTACGCAATTTCCATTTTTCATTTTCTAAAATATGTGAAGGACAGTCAGTTAAAGTATAATGCAAATGAAATTCATCGGCATCATATAAATACATATAAGCTCTACCTTGCCATTCATAGATAGTTGATAATTCGCCATTCATAAATGTTAAAGGTGACCAGGAACTTTTTATATCTTTAATTACTTTTACTCCATTAATTTTGCAAAAAATATCTGCTTCACCTGTAATATGCCCAATAGTTTTTCTTTCTGCATTTTTTTCGTAAATAGAATTTTCAATTTCTGAAACTAAAATAATTCCATCATCTTCATTAAAATTTCCTTTTTCTACATATTTACTTGACAATTCTTCGTAAAATCCTTTTTCGTTAAATAGCCACGTTTTTTCAATAAAACTTTTTGCTGTATCACTTAGTGTAGGTTTTGCATTTTCTTTGCTTAAAAGTAGCTCAAAATCGATTTTTTGCTTATCAGTTAAAGGTTTTCCTTCGCCTGAATTTCTAAGTTTATAATCTGCTAAAGTTTGTTTTTGATTTTCAGTAAGTATTACACCTCTGCCTTCAGTCATCAAAGATCCTATCATACTTGCCCTAAAAAGAGGTTTTTTATTTTCTAAATGTGTTTCCATATTTTATTATTTTTTATGTCTGAAATAGTAGTTATTGAAACATTATATATTTCAGCTAAAGTTTTTAATTTATTATTATTATTTCTTATTTCTAAAATTTCATTATTTTTTAATTTTGAAAATCCATTTTTTTCTCCTGTTAAACGTTTTCTTAATAAAATATTATAAGAGTGTATTTGATTTTCACTATTTGTACACCATTCTAAATTTTCTATTTTATTATCGGTTTTAATTCCATTAATATGATTAACTTGTGGTTTATTTTCAGGATTATTAATAAATGCAATCGCTACTAATCTATGAATAAAAATTGTTTTTCTAATATTATAATTTCTTAAATCAACAACTAAATAACCTTTTTTTGTTTTCATTGGTTTTAATAACTTTCCTTTAATTAAACAATTTTTAAAAGTACCAACACCATTAATGATTCTGTCTAAAGATTTTACATTACCTAAATTACTAACTTGATAGTTTTCATAACCATCAATAGTTTTCCAAATTTCTTTTTGATTTTCCATATAATTACCCGACAAAGCGCAAAGGCTTATCCGTTGTGCCAATATTGGCTTTGAGGCGATGCGAAATGTCGGGATTAAATTTATTTGTGTGAACGAATAAGCATTACAAATATACAAAAAATATTATATTTTGTTTAAAGTTGCTAAAGTATATTCATAAAATTTTGGATTTCTACCATATACAGCTTTTTTTACTGCATCAAATTTTTCTGCATCAATTTTTTCTTTTTTGTTTTCAAAAATTGTTTCAAGGTTAATCCAATCTAAATCGGTTAATTCTTCTTTTAAAGGTATTGGCGCGGAAGTTTTCCTTTGATCGTTATCAATATCATCTTCATCGGTTGCAATATGAAAATATTTAAGTAAAAAATATCTTTCTGCATAAGTAAGTGCAGATCCAACACCTTTATCCCAATCATTTTGACCGTTTGCGCCAAATAAATTTTCGTCTTTTTCTCCACTTTCAACATCAACCCAAGTAAATCGCATCATTATTTTAGATAAAATTTCGGACTTACTTCCTTTTGAAGTTGAATAGTCTTGCCTTGTATTTTCAATAGATAAAACTTCCTGTTTTAAAAGTAGTCCTAAATCATTCATCATTGGTTTAATTTCTCCAAGCAATTTATCTCCAGTAACATATTTATAATTATATGTTGCTTTGTCTTTGCCTAATCCGTTAATTCTTTTTTGAATCGTCAATAATTTTTCGTAAATTTTCATAATAGTTTGTTTAAGTTATTTTTGTATTCTAAATATTTCTAAATCTAAATTCCATTTTTTTTGCAAAAATTCTTTTTGTTTTTTTGGAACTGACATCGGCAAAGTTACCGATACATCGTCAATAAATACTTTAGGTCTGCCACCTAAATTTTTTTCCTGGTTTTCGTTTGTTTCTTTTTTCATAGTTTAATTTTTTTTACAAATATAGTTAATTATTATTAATCATAGCAATTTTATTAAAAACTTTAGTCTAAATTAAATAATTCGGTTATATTTTCTACATCTAAATTTTTATTTGTAGTAAAAGATAAAATTAAAAGTGCTTCGTCAATATTTAATTCAATCCAATAATTTTTTGTAGTTAATGCTTTTAAACAGCTTTTTATAGAAGTTGGAAATTTATCTTTATTATTTTCTAATTTTTCCAAATTTTCTTTTTTCATTTTTTCTAATAATGTTTTCATAATTTTTTAGTTTAAGTGTCCGATTTTTTAGGACCTTTTAATTTATAATTTTTTTCCAATTTTATCTTCGAGTAATTTTTGTAATTTTTCTTTACAGTTAGGCAATAATTTATTTTTTGAATTATATAAATCATGTAATTTAATTGCGAAAAGTATAAAATCACATTCGCCATATTCAGGTGCATCAAAATAATTTCCGTATGAAGGTTTTTTATATACCTCAACTTCAACCTCAAAATCTACAATAGCAATACAATTAAAATCATCATCATAAATTTCTAAATCTTTGCAATTAATATAATCATCAAACCAATTATAATTTTCGTTACAATAATCGTTTATAGTTTCTAAAATTAAATTTTCCATTTTTTCTAATTTTTTGTTATTAATATTAATAAAATACATAGTGAAGTAATAAGTACAAAACTTTTTAATCCTTTTTTAAGTAAATTTTTTACTTTCTTTTTTTCTTTTTTAGTTAGTGTCATTTTAATTAGTTTTTAGGCACGAAAATTATTTCCGTATAATCATTATTAAAAAATCTTTTTTCTTCATTAGGAAAGTTAAAAACATGGTTAAATTGGTTTTTAATTTCATTACTTCTATTTTTAAAACTATTGGTTTCTTTTATTTTTTCTTTAATAATTCGCATTTTTAAATAATGAGAAAATAAAGATTTTTTTGCATAAGAACAAATTTTAATTGGTTTATCGTTTATTGTCCAATAACCGTCTATTACTTCAATTTTTAAATTATTATTCATATTTTTTTTAATTAATTTTTGTTATATATTTTTTTTTAAAGTTCAAAATATTATTTGATCCCCAAATAATTGCGTTTTCTTTTGCCTCAATACCTTTAAATATTACTACCTGGATTGAGTTAGTTGAATTTTCAAAATAAGTTATTTTATACATTTTACAATTTTTTTAAATTAAACGGTATAGCATCAAGACCATATTCAAACGTGTAACCAATTTTAAGGCACTCTCTAAGCATTATTTTACAAGCGTTATAGCTATTATTCATTTTTGAAAATTCATGCATTAAATCGATTATTTCAATAGGTAAATTTTCAGGAGTTTCAAATAGATCATTCATTTTTTTATATTTTATAAGTTATTATTAATTTTTTCAAAATCTTTTATTGAGTGAATCCCATTTATAGAATCTTTCCAATATTCTATTTTATCTTTATGTTTATAAACAAATTTTAAAAATCTATTTATTTGTGAACTATTGGCGCAAAAAACGTTAAATTTTGAACCGTTGTAAAATTTTATTTCAAATAGTGTAGTTTGCATTTTTTTATTTTTTTAAATAATTTATAAATATTTCTGTATTTTCGTTAAAAGTTAATAAATTTTGGTAATATTCTTCAAAATTCATAAGTTCAAAGTCAGTATAATCCAAGTCGTTTAACATATTATTTACCCAATCTTCAAAGTAATAAATTTCTTCCATAATTTCTAATTGTTTAAGTGTTATGTATTCCTACAATTTTATTGGTTATCTTGTCATACAAAACACCACTTTCAGTATTCATTAAAGTATCTCTATCGTAGTGAACTAAATGATGTTTAATGAAAGCTTCTGTGTTCTCTTCAAATGTTAATAGGTTCTGATAATGCTCTTCAAAGCACATCAATTCATAGTCCGAATAGTCGGAGTTGTTGAGCATATTATTTACCCAATCTTCAAAGTAATAAATTTCTAATTCCATTTTTTTATTTTTTTTAGTTAGTTATTTTTTAAAAATTTAATATTACCAAAGGTTTTTTTATTTCGCCAATCCAGTCGGGATTTTCTTTTTTTGCATATTCTCTTAATTTAGATAAACTTTCTTTATATTGATATTTTGCGCTTTTATTATAGCAAATTAAAATATCATTTTCAATAAATAAAACCTCAGAAATTTGATAGCGGTTATTTTTTGGATTATAGTATTTTATAGTTTTCATTTTTTTTATTTTTTTAGTTAATTAAAATCACTTATTCGCATACCTATATTATTACAAACATTTTCCTTTTTTAATCTTAAAAATTCAGGATTATTCGGGCTAATAGATACAACCTCTAATTTTTCACCTTTGCATATTTTTATAGATGATACACTATGATCGTATGAAATTATAATATCTTTTTTTAATGTTAAAAAATCACCTATTTTTATTTTTTTAGTTTTCATTTTTTTTAGTTTTTTTTAGTTAGTTTAAAATTTTTAAAATTCTTTCGTTAGGACAATTACTATTTCCAAAAGTTTCAAATTGAACCCAGCAATTAAAATTGTAATTTTTTTGAAATTCGCAAAATTTATCATTTATTATACATTGTAAATAATTTGATGATATATATAAAATTTCTGAAACGTTTAAATTATTTTTTAATTCGGTAACAGTTGTTTTTAAAGTAGTTTTCATTTTGTTTAGTTTTTATTTGTTAAAAAATTGGTAAATTAGTCCGTTTGTTTTACTATTAAATTTTGCGATCTCTTTTTTTGAGTTTGTAATTGATAAATAAATATTTGTACTATTTTTTACTTCGATTTGATAATAGCCTCTAATTATTAAATTTATTTCCTTACTTACTGAATTTAAACCTTTGTAAATTGTATCATTTTTTGCGTGGTTTTTATCAATTATTATAATTTGTCCATCACTTTGATAATTTAAATAACATTTTTCGGTTGGGTAAAGTTCGGGAATTTGATTTTTTTCAATTTCAGGAGTGCTACAACTTAATAAAGTTGCAAAAATTGGTATTAATATTAATTTTTTCATTTTGTTTAGTTTAGTAATTTAGTTATTTTATTTTTTCTAATCGATAATTTTTATATTCTTTTTTGTAGTTTCTATTTATAAAAATGTTTATATCCTGGAGTTTTTTAAACCAATGCTCAAAACCTTTTTTAGCGAATTTATATTTTTCGCATTTTTCAGTAATTAAGCCTAATTCATTAATAGGGAATTTTTGTAAATAATTGCTAAAAAAATCAACTTGCTTTTCAATATCAATTTTTCGCTGTATTAGTTTGTTAAATGTTTGCATATTTTCTAATTTATTTTAGTTACTGTCATTATTCTATTAAAAGTATCTTTATATTCATTTTTAATTTTACACATCATTTGATCGTATAAAAAATTAACTTTTATTTCATGCCATGCGTTTTTTTCGCCCTCTAAAATGTAATAATCAATTTTATCATCATTAACGTTATAATTTCTAAAATGTATTTTTGCTTTACCTATTCTATTAAGTGAATTAGTTTTTATAGTTTCTATAAAAATTTCCCGTTTTGGATATAAATTTTTCATTTTATAAGTTTTTTAATTGGTTCATAGTTGCTAAAAAATACTCAATAGCTGAATCCAAGCAAAGCCCCTCTTTTTCTTTTAATATATTATCATTAAAAGATAGTTCGACACTATAAAAACCGCCTAAAATAGCGGTTTTATTTTCAATCATTAAAACTGTATAATTTTTATTTGAATAAGAATTTATTGTTTTCATTTTGTTTAGTTTTTAAAAGTTATTAATTTGTAATACAACCGAAAGTATAATAATAAAAAATGTAAATAGTGTTATTTGTATAATTGTGTTAATTGTTGGATCTGTTTTTTTACGTTTCATATTGTTTAGTTTATTTAGTTGTTAAAAATCATTTATTATTAATGTATCAATTTTTGATTTTAGCATTTTTAAAAAATCTGAAGTATTTCCAGACTCAAAAAAATCAATTTCCATTTGTTCAATAATTAAATGCATTATTTGCATTTTTTCAATTTGTATTTTTTTTAATTGTTTCATTTGTTTAGTTTTTAGCTTTGTTTATAAACTCAATAAGTAATTTGTTTACTTTTTTTTCTCTTATTTTATAGTCAAGATTATAATCAAGTGAAATTTTTTGCGCCTTAGCTTCAAATTTGCGCACAAGTTTATAATCTACATTTTGACCTATTGGATTATAGCCCGTAGATAAACAAACCCCGTCAATATTATAATAATCACAAGCCCAACCGTTAATACCGCTTGAATACGCAAACGGATTTTTATAACGGGTTAAATTATCAATATCACAATATCCTATTGATAAAATAGTGTTGAAACTGTTTTTTACTGCTGTTTTAGTTACTTTTGTTTTCATGTTTTTAGTTTTTATAGTTTATATTATTTTAATTTAAATTTATTATATTTTTTATTTTTTCGGTTAATTCATAAGCGGTAATATAACCGCTTTCAAAATCTTCTATTAAATACAAAATTTCTTTTTTCATGTTTTTAAGTTTTATAAGTTATTATTTAAATCTTTACAAAATTCTATTGCTTCTTTTCTTGTGAAGTTTTCGCCAATTTCGTCAAATCCCTCTTTATTTATTATAATATATCGATCCTCAGTATTTATGTGACCGAAACAATTAATATTTCCTTTATAGTCATAAATTAAAATACTATACATTTTTTAAAGTTTTAAAAGTTAGTTAATGATTTTACTTAATTCGCTAATTGAAACGCTAATTGTTACAATTAATAGTATTAATAAAAAAATACTTTGTCCTGGATTTTGTTTAATTGCTTTCATGTTTTTAGTTTTTAGTTTTAGTTTATAATTTGTTTTTTATTTAGCGCCTTAGCTTGATAAACGAATCAAGTTAAAAATGTTATTTTTAAAATTCTGAGTTCTAAGGCTATTTTTGTTTAATTTTTCGGTATCCGTTACAAGCTACAAAGATTTCCTTATTAATACGAGTTAATAAGGCTTTATACTAATTAGGGTGCTACCTGTTAAACTTTCAAAATGTCAAAGAACTATTTTTTTGTAGTTGTTAGTATTATTACTTCCTTTCTACACTACAAATATAAGTTGATTATAAACAACTACCAAATAAATAAGTAAGTTTTTTATAAAAAAGTATAAAATAATTGTAAATAATTTGTAATTGGTTGATAATAAACAACTTAAGAATAAATATAGTTGTAAGAAAATACAACAAATAAAGTAAGATAAAGTATTAATACTGATTCAATCAAATAAGGATATATAACAAACAATAAAACCAAAGTAAACAACTAACAAATAAAATATATAACTTTGCCTTAAATCTATTAAAACTAACAAAATGAATAAGAAGCAAACAAAGACAGAAAGCAAAACACAATTAACAGAAAGCGCAAAAGAACTCATTAAGACTGTAAGCGAAACAAAACCGAAAGAATCAAAAGAATTCCAGCCAATTAGCAAAAGTATCACCACTATAAACCACAAGAGTAAAGAAGCACAAGAAGAAAGAGAAAGAAAGTTTAATCTAATCATAAAGGAAATAGAAAGCAAAGGTAAAGGAGTAAACACCGCATGTAAGAAATACAATTTAGATCCGAGAACGTTCTTTAATTTGGTAGATAAAAACCCCGCATTACTTCAGCAATACACACGCGCGCTCGAATTGAAAGCCGACGTAATAGCGGAAAGGATAATCAGAAACAGCCACAACAACGCAAACGACTTCTATACTGATTCAGAAGGCAACCTAAAACCGAATCCCGTTGCAGTACAGCGCGACCGCCTGAAGTTAGACGCGGACAAATGGCTTTTATCTAAGATAGCACCGAAGAAATACGGCGACCGCTTGACCTTAGACGGTGAAGTTAAGACAGGGCAACCGCTAACAATAGAAAACATTAACATGATATTGAACGAGATCAAAGACGAATAGCCTATTTACAAGGCTTCGCGCTTCATTAAGTACTAATAGTTTACGCAACCAACAACCAAACGCGCCCAAATTTGTAGGAAAAACAAAGGACCAAACGCGCAAAGGTCAAAATTAAGAAATCAACAACCGCGCGCCCTCAGTCAACATGGTCCACGCGCTGAAGACACGCCACAAATGTAGGAAAGCGGGGCGTATAATAATAAAAACTTTTGAAAATGGAAGATAGGGAGTATAAAAAGCCCAAAAATATTTTTTACCAAAATTTCACCACAAAAAAACCAAAAGGCAAAATGGGTTTCAAAAAAAAATTTTTCCAAAAAATCTGATTGTAAAAAACTAATTCTATATTTGCATTAAACTAAGATTATGAATGATGTAGTTGCTTTAGAGCAGTTAAGAGTAGTCCAGGCGAAATTAATGTCGAGTTGCATGACTTTTACAAAATACTTCTTTAAAAAGCGTTATGGAAGGAGTTTTGTAGTTAATTCTCATCACGAAACGATATGTGATGCGTTGGATAAGGTAATTAGGGGCGATATAAAGAAATTATGCATAAGTATAGCTCCTCGATATGGAAAAACGGAATTAGCGGTTAAAAACTTCATTGCATTGGGTTTAGCGCACAATCCGAGTAGTAAGTTCATACATTTGAGTTATTCTCAGAGTTTGGCTTTTGATAATAGTGAAAGTGCGAGAGATTTCGTTGCGAGTGAAGATTATAACACTATTTTTCCTTATGTTGAGATAAGTAAGACAAGTGCGAGTAAAAATAAGTGGCATACTACGAGAGGTGGTGGAGTGTATGCAACTG